AACATATGAAGAAATCAGAGAATACATACAAACGAATAATTGAAGCGGTAGAGCTTGGCACAACCTTGACGCAAGTTTGCAGAGCCAAAGATATGCCAGGGTTAACAACAGTTCATACATGGATGAAACAGGATCAGAAGTTTAAAGAGCAATTACTTGACGCCAGGCGTACCGGTGCAATGGTTTGGCTTGATAAAATGTAAGATATGTTAGACCAGGACACGGAACCAACAAAGGTACAGTTATTAAGAGAGCGGTTATTTCATGCACGTTGGATGGCTAGTAAATTGGTCAGCGTGTTTGGAGATAAGCAAACTGTTGAGAATGTTGGAGATCCATTAATTAAAATAGTATGGGATGATGGTTCTTCGGAACATAAAGAGCCAGGTTCCGCACGCACGTTAAGAAGTTCGAGCAATAAAGACCAAGCAACTGACAAGATAACTGACAAGAAAACAATTAACTAAGCAATACAACAAAGAGTAATAGGTCATTGACCTATATTGATTTGCTTATGGCTTTTTATTATTGAAATATGAATATATCCGAGCTCGATACACGCCAGATTTATCTGAGGGGTTTTATATATTATGATGGGAGATTTAGACACTCATGGACACAGACATTGTTGCTGCAGTATTATTTAACGAAACCAATAATACTGTAACAATAGAATTAAAAAATTTTGCAAATAAAGAGGATGCACTTGAAGCAGCTAAATTTGTAATTGCGGCACTTAACATACCAGAGGTATCTGCGGTAAATGATACAATACATTAGTTAATAATTTTACCAAAGATAGATATAACATTAAAATATTAGTAGCTTGTGAATATTCAGGCATTGTAAGATCAGCATTTGAAAAAAAAGGTCATGACGCATGGAGTTGTGATATTTTACCAACAGAAATACCCGGTAACCATATTCAAGATGATATTTTAAAACATTTAGATAAAGGTTGGGATTTAATGATTGCTCATCCTCCTTGTACGCATTTAGCAGTAAGTGGTGCTAGATGGTTTACAGAAGGAAAAAAACCTTGGTCATTACAAATTGAAGCATTAGATTTTGTAAAAAAATTATTAAATGCACCTATTGAAAAAATAGCATTAGAAAATCCAGTGAGTGTAATTTCAACAAAAATTAAAAAGCCAAATCAAATTATACAACCTTATCAATTTGGACATGATGTATCTAAAAAAACTTGTTTATGGCTTAAAAATTTACCAAATTTAAAACCAACAAAAATTGTAGAACCAGACATTATTAATATAAATGGCTATAAAATGAGTAGGCATCATTATGAAACATTCAAATTACCAAGTGATATAAGAGGTAAAGTTAGAAGTAGATTTTATGAAGGTATTGCTGAAGCTATGGCTAAACAATGGGGAAATGAAGTATGAAAATAATTAAAATTGCGTACAAGCCAAGACCTCAACAATTAGAGCTGCACGAAAAACTAAAGCAATACAGGTTTGCCGTGTGCGTCATGCACAGGCGAGGAGGTAAAACAGTTTTTGCAATAAACCATTTAATTAAAGAAGCATTAACATCAAAACAAAAGAATTTTCGTGGTGCGTTCTTTTCTCCAACAAGGGTGCAAGCAAAACTAATCGCTTGGGATTATTTAAAAGAATTTTCTAGGGTTATTCCTGGAATGAAGTTTAATGAAACAGAGCTGCGTGCCGATTTTCCTAATGGTGCTAGAATAACATTGTTTGGAGCAGAAAATCCTGATGCTAGTCGTGGACAATTTTTTGATTTTGTTGTTTGTGATGAATATGCACAGATGGATAGCAGAATGTTTGCGGAAGTAATTAGACCAGCTATTTCTGATCGTCTTGGAAAATGTTGTTTTATAGGAACGCCACAAGGTATGAACTTGTTTTATGATTTGTTTGAAGAAGCAAAATCATTACCTGATTGGTACACTTGTATATTCAAAGCTAGTGAAACTGACTTAGTACCAAAAGAAGAATTAGAATCGGCAAGAAAGCTGATGACGGAGGATCAATACCAACAAGAATTTGAATGTTCTTGGACAGCAAATATATCAGGGTCAATTTACGGAAAAATAATTTCTAAAATGGAAGATGATAAAAAAATTTCTCATTATCCATATGATCCTGGTTACCCAGTAGATTGTTATTTTGATTTAGGAATAAGTGATCAAACTGTAATTTTATTTGTACAACAAATTGGTCGAGCATTGTTCATTGTTGATTGTTATGCTGATAGCAATAAAAGTCTGGACTTTTATGCCGACTATATTAAGAAAACAGAATACAATATCCGTAATTATGTTTTTCCGCATGATATAGAGCAGCGAGAACTATCAACTGGACATACAAGAAAAGAATATGCCTACTCGATGGGGATGCGACCAATTAAGGTGTGTCCAAAAATATCGATAGAAGATGGTATTCACGCTGGTCAGATTTTATTAGCAAAAACCTACATTGATAGGTCTAATTGCAAACCTTTCTTGGATGCAATGAAATGGTATCACAGAAAGTGGATAGATAAACAGCGTATATTTTCAAAACCAGTACACGATCATTCCTCGCATTATGCAGATGCGTGGCGAACGTGTGCAGTTGCAATACAAGAATTAGATTTAAACGAAAACAGACGATTAGAAAAATTTGCACAAGGCACAAACTACAACCCCCTAGATATAAGGAATTAAGACAATGGGATTTTTAGCACCAAAACCACCAGCTCCACCGCCAATACCAGATCCACCAGAATTGCCACCAGTAATTAAACAAAACCTAGATCAAACACAAAAAAATAAAATTCGTGAAATGATGAAAGTTAAAAAAGAAGGGTACACCGAAACAATTTTAACTGGAAATCAAGGCGATACAAGCGAAGCTGAAATACAAAAGAAAACATTATTAGGCGGATAGTATGGGAGCAGCAACAAGTACACGCAGTAAAGATAGACAAGAAAGAAGAGATAATTCTAATAAACAACAATCTAATGAAATTGTAAAAATTGTTAAAAATAGATTAGGTCTTGTTGATGGTAAAGCGACAAATTTAACTGGTAAAGATAAAGATATGTATGGATCAGAAACATCAAAATTTACTGATGATGCTATGGTTAATAAAAATATAGTAAAGGTTGGTAATTATTTTAAAAAACAAGGTGGTAGTTTTATTCGTATAAGTAGATCAGAAGGAGAAAAACTGTATGCTGCTAGCGATCCAAGTGTAAGTAGATCCGTAATTGGAAACTCTAATGCTAATACAATAAAATATGGCTCTACAAATAGTGCAATGGGTAGTGGCGATCCAACTGGTGCAATGACATCAGTACCTATTTCTAGCAAAATGTTAGAACAACAAAATAAAATAAAAGGAATTACAACAGCTGTATTATCTTTAGCAATGCCATCCCCTATAGGAACTGTAATGCGAGCTAGTGCTACAAAAAATTTAGTAAACGCAAGTAATCCTAATGCAGCATACAAAGATTACAAATTAGGTTTTGATGCAAAACAACAAGGTAAAAAATTTACATCAACAAGAAACGAATTAGGAATATTAAAACTAGGTTTATCTAAAGGAAAAGACAAACTAGGAGAAATAATAGGTAATTAATATGGATATAAAAGCATTAAGTAGTCAATTTGCACAGTTAAAAGGTAAACGATTAAACTGGGAAAGTCATTGGCAAGAAATCGCTGATTATGTTTTACCTCGTAGAGCTGATGTAAATATACAACGAACAGCTGGCGATAAACGTACAGAATTTATTTTTGATGGTACAGCTCTGCACGCTGCGGAACTATTATCTTCTTCCTTGCATGGAATGTTAACAAATGCTGCAACACCTTGGTTCAGTATGCGTTTTAAAAACGAAAGTCTTGCCATGGATGAGGAAAGTCAGGAATGGTTAGAAGCTAGTACCCAAACAATGTATATTGCTCTTGATAGGTCAAATTTTCAACAAGAAATACATGAATTGTATGTTGATCTTTGTACGTTTGGTACTGCGTGCATGATGATTGAAGAAGATGATGAAAAATTTATTCGTTTTTCTACAAGACACATAAAAGAAATTTATATTTCAGAAAATGATAAAGGATATGTAGATAGTATTCATCGTGAATTTAAAATGACAGCAAGAGCTGCGTATTTACGATTTGGCGAAAAATTATCTAAAAGAATTTTAAAAATATACGAAAAAACTCCGTATGATGAAGTAACCATTAACCAATGTGTTAAACCTAACGATCAATCTAATCCATATAAGATGGATAATAAATCAATGCAGTATGTATCGATTTATTATGACAACGAAGATCAAAAAATAATTACTATATCTGGTTTTAACGAATTTCCTTTTGTTATTCCTAGATGGTTAAAGTCATCAAGCGAAGTATATGGTCGTTCTCCTAGCATGACAGCGTTACCTGACATTAAAATGTTAAATAAAATGTCAGAAACAACGATAAAAGCTGCTCAAAAGATGGTTGATCCACCATTATTAGTACCTGATGATAGTTTTGTTTTACCAGTTAGAACACAACCAGGAGGGTTAAATTATTACCGATCTGGCACAAGAGATAGGATTGAGCCATTAAATATAGGTGCAAACACACCAGTTGGGTTAAATTTAGAAGAACAACGAAGAACAGCAATACGCCAAGCATACTTTGTGGACCAATTATTGATGTCGCAAGATGTACGAATGACAGCTACAGAAGTAATGCAGCGTAATGAGGAAAAAATGAGGTTGTTGTCGCCAGTATTAGGCAGACTACAAGCAGAAATGTTACAACCTTTAATTACACGATGCTTTAATATTCTTCTTCGTAAAAATTTATTACCTGAACCACCAGAATCTTTACAAGGTCAAGCTGTTGATATTGAGTATGTATCGCCATTAGCAAGATCACAAAAAACTGGCGATGTTCAAGCAATACTACGTTCACTAGAAATTATTTCTCCATTGGCACAAATGATGCCAGTTATGGATTACCTAGATTCTGATAAACTTGTTAAACATATTACAGATGTATTAGGTGTTCCTAGAAAAATTTTACGATCTGACCAAGAAGTTGCGAGCATAAGACAACAACAAGCGGAAGCTCAACAGCAACAAGCACAAATGGATCAAGCATCACAGATGGCGGAAGCTGGAGGAAAGGCAGCACCGCTATTAAAGGAACTTAATGCCGGATAAACAAGAAAAATTTTTAAAAGAATTACGACAAGCATATCAAATGACTTTTAACACCAAAGAGGGTGCATTAGTTTTAGCTGATTTAGAAAGCAGAACTGGAATACATAATTCTACCTTTGACGTTGATCCGTATAAATCGGCAAACTTAGAGGGGATGCGAGCAGTTACTTTGTGGATTAAAACAATGTTAAAACCACAACCAACGGAGAAAAAATAAATGGAAGAACAGACAACTGCACCAGAAGT